ATGTTTTGTATTCAAAATATAAAACTTGTACTAAATCATTATTGTAAGGTCCTCTTTGATATCCTTCTCTACCAGGATATTTTTGAATTCTTTTTAAATCTTCATTAGTTAAATCAGGAAATTCCTTTTTAAGTTCTGCTAATGTTAACAATTTAATTTCACCTACATAATATATATCTTGAAAGTTTGGATCATTTGTATATGACCACACCATATTAGCTGGATTAACGTAATCTACAACTACACCTTCAGATTTATTAAAATTTGTTTTTACAGCACCAATACCTATTGTTACTATATCTTCAACTAATCTTTTCTTAGTTAATTCATATTTATTAAAATCTAATATATTATTAATTACTTCTTCTTCAGCTATTTCAACTGATTGTTTGTAATTTAATTGCATATGAACTTCTAATTCCTCTTTACTTTGAGGTAAATTAGCTGGATCTAATGAACTATATATATCAACACCTAAGTTTTCTTTTATGCTATCTAACAATGGCTTACTCATCATGTCACGCATAATTGAGTTTGCATAGTTAGTTCTCTGTTTTGTTGAAAACGGATCTTGAGCAAATGCTTTTATTTCATAATCTTTAGAAGCAATACCATTTACAACTATATCTACAAATTTAGGTATAATTGGAACTGGTTTCCAGTCTAAATTTAAATAAGATAAATCACCATTAATTGATAATTCATCTTTGTATTTTTGAACAGATTGTTCTCCACGAGCATATAATCTTAATCTATTAAAGTTTTGATAGCCAGTATGCCATTTACCGCTATTTATTCTACCACCTCTAAACCACTCATATTCAATGGCTTGCGCTACTTGCAAACCATATTCCCAACTAAGCTTTTCTGCGACAGGTACCACCTGACTAGGAAAGGAACTATTAGTACTCGTATTAATCATTTATTATTATTTTTGATTTAAAACCTCTATTGTCATATTTAGAAAAGTTTAAATTTACTTTTTCTTTAACAATTTCAGCTACTGGTCTATATTTATTTTTATTGCAAGCCATAATAGCTAAACCAGAACTTATTGAAGCATCGTATTTAGTTCTATTATTTATATCAAATGCAGCCCAATCTTCAAGTGTTCTTTGAAAATACATTGTTCCATATTGTTCATTATTGTAACCTACAAAATTTTCAATATAAGATTCGATAGCGGCAGCATGTGCTTGTTTTATATCTTCACTAGAATTAGGTATACCACCTATTTCTCTTTCAGCAACAGATAATTTGTACATTGTTTTATCTGGACGATTCATAGAATAATTTCTATAACCTCTTCTTTTTAAATAATATAATAATCTGGGTTTATTATTTTCTGCAAGCATTGGCATACCATAAAAATGTAATGCCATTAAAACATCTTCAAAAAACATATCTGCAGTTTGTGGCCGTGCTATATATTCTAAAAAGAATAAATTTGGAGGACCATCCATTGTAAATTTAGTTAATCCGTGTAAAGCACCTTTAGATCCTTTACCGTCAACTGTTCCAGATATATCATAACTATCACAACCAAAAGCACCCATATGCTCATTAGCTGGATATTTACTACCGTTTTTAACAATATAACGGTTTTGTTGATGTTTATCTGGTATCCACGATACAAAAAATCTACCTTGTTTACTAGGTAAGAATTGTACACTTGTATCTTTAACTCCGTCTTCCCATTGAAAATTACCTTGAGTTATTACTCCAGAGTATTTTAACTCTTCATTAAAATCTATTTGTTCATAGATTTTTGTTAAATTAAATATAGATTGTTTTGTCTCATCTCTGAACGCATGTTTTTCAGTACGTGGAAACTGTCTATATAATTCATTAAGTGCGTCTGGGTCGTCCTTAAGGCCGTCTACCTCATTCTCCCAATGTTCAATGACACCGATTTGTATCTCTTGACCATCGATTCCTTTAACTGGTTGTTTTGGAGTATCAAAGACAGGGTGTCCATAAGTATCAATGTATCCTTCGTAATTCCATTCCATAGGTATGAACAAAGAATATAATCCTGAACTAGTCTGTCCGTTGCGGTTTCTTTTTGTAACATCTGAGTCATTATATAATTTTTTATAATTCCTACCGCCTTTGTCAAGAGCATTGCTCGTTGACCCCATCATACATTTACCTATAATCCTTGATCCTAATCGTAACGTCGTCTTGGTAACTCTCCAGTTATTGAGAATATTCTCAGGTTTTTCCCATTTACCCGCTTCATCATGGACCAGTAATGCAAGTTTTTCTCCATCATAGGAGTTATCACCAGTATTTTTCCAGTCGATTGTGGTGTCCAAGCCCACGATTTCTTCCAATTGTTCATTTGTTTCCAGCTTTTTTCTAGTGAATCTGGAAGCCGGAACCCTATAGGCAAGTTCGGTTTTGGGTCTGTCCATACCATCTTGTATCGGTTTGAAGAAAAACGGGTAATTAACCGAGATCGGTACAATCTTATCTGTGAACATTTTTTTAGCATCTGCACCTGATTTCGATAAGACACCGAATCGAGCGTCGCTAGATATTGTCGCCATGTTAACCGTTTCCCCTGACGCCATGAAAGAGAATCCAGAACGTCTGTTTTTAAGGTAGCACATTCCGTAAGATCTTGAATCAGCTTTGCACGCTTCCCAAAAAATAAAGAAGAGTCTATTGGCTTCTCTAAATTCGGCTTGTCCCACATCAATTTTTGACCATTGGAGGTACATATAGTGAGTACCAGTAATATATGTAGGAATACCTTTATTGTAGAACCAAAAACCTTCTTCACGTCTTTTGAACTCTTCATCGATATAATCATGTAATTTTAATTTAAATGCTTCAGGATATTCTTTCCAATCAAATATAGTTTTGATTTTCTTTAATTCTGGTCTAGGCGGGAATACTTCCCAATATTGTTCTAATTTTTTATCAGATCTTTTATAAGGGTTATCTATCTCTGGTAATGCTATCCTAAGATTTTGGATTTCATATATTTCACCAATTTTACCAGTTTTTGATATAACGACGATATCATGTTCTTTATTGTATCCATATTCCCATTTTTTATATCTATTTAACCTTTTAATTACTTTAGGTTTAATAGGTTCAATTATTTTATATAACGTTTGTTCGTACATTATTTAGATCTTCTTTCTGCAAACCCTCCAAAAGTAGTTTCTTTTTTTTCTATAACTTTATCTTCAAGCCTAGCTTTTTCTTCTTCAATACGTGTTAAGATCTCAAATGCATCGAATATTGCGAGCTTTTTAGTGGCTGCAGCGTTCTTGAGTCTATCGGCTGAAACATCATCATCAGTTTCAACAATTGGTTCTTTCGCGACTTTGATAAGTTCTTTGACTGCTTCATGCCCAGCTTGGATTATACTCTTTTTCGTTTCCTTGACGTTCATACTTAATTACAATATCATTTGATTTCATACAGTATAATCTTTTGCCATCAACAACAAACTCAAACTCACCAAAAGGTTTATACCCCACAAGGTCTCCCTCGCTTATTTCTAGCGCTTCTAACGCACTATTTCCATATTTTAGTACTCCAATAAGACTTTGCTCAATATTGTTGTGTATGTCGACTTCGTCTCTAAGGGGTGCTACAAAACATCTATTGCCAAATGACTTCCATTTATCATCTCTTTTGTATAAATAAACTTGATCAAGTTGGACAAAATATAAATTATCTTTAAAATATGATCTACTATTTTTTTCTTTACCTTTTACATCATACCATCTTCTAAAAACATTATGATGAATCATAACTAAATCACCTGGTTTTATAGAAGTTTTATATGCTAAAGGTGTAGATATTACTTTTCCTATATTATTAATATACTTATAACTTTCTATTTTAGTATTAATTATTAAGCTTTTGTCGCCTACTTTAACTTCATTATTATATCGCTGACCATATGGTTCAACGATAAAATCGAATAAACTATTCATTAATACTCTAGATCATACTCGACAGATATTGCCATGTTAGAATTAAATTTCTTCCACGGCAATACCTCATCATTTTTTTTGATAAAAATATTATAAGAATTATCTGCTTGATCAAAAATTACGTGTGATATAGTATGACCACCGTAAACTGATTGACCAACCGAATAATGCATTGCATCTGTTTTATAATCAGAACCAATGCTGATTTTTCTTATAATTGAAGACATTATTCCTTTACTTCTTCAGCTTCTTCAACAATTTCTTCGTAAGTACCATCAGCTAAATTAATATTAACTGATCCATATTCTTTTTCAAGTTCTTTTTTGTACTCTTCTGTTTCTTTGTTAGCTTTGTGAAACTCAGCTAATACAACAGATTTGTTTACTTCTAAAGCACCTAAATCAGTAACATGCTTACTTAATGTTTGCTGTAATTCTTGGATCTTTTTTAATTGATCATCTGTAATTTTTTTGCTCATTTTAATTTAATTTAATTGTTAATTTTAATTATTACTATAATTACGTGTTTTATTTACTTTTTAAATATACTAGTTACCTTTTCTCCACTCCTTCCACCGAAATAGGCTAGAACGACGGCCATCATGACCTTCTCGAAAGTGTCATTCCATGTTTCACCTATATGGAAAGGAATAGAATCTACACTATCAAGTAATCCTGCTAGTGAAAATATAACAATACACCATACTAAAACTAATGGCCGTACATTCTTCGAAAGCCACGAGTCTGAATTAGCATCGGCTTGCCATCTGGAAGTTATTGCTTCCATTTCTTTATTTTGTTGCTCGTATATTAATTGTTGTAATTTAATCTTGTCATCAGAACTTACGTCTGATTTACCTATAGCTGCTATAGCTTCTCCTGGTGACGTTACTCCTTTAAGTACATTCCCTAATGCAGGGTTTACTATTGAAGCAGCACCAAATAAAAGTTTACCTACAGTACTTTCTGCGAATTTCTTTTTAGGTTTTGACATATTATGATTTTTTATATGCTTCTTTCTCCCAAGGAAGATTTTTAGCACCTTCTTTCATTTTAGATCTCGGATAAACTTTACCTTTCCAGTAAACATTATTATCATCATAATCAAGATCACCTCTTTTCATTTGATCTATATGAACCATTTCGTGATTAATAATATCTTGTTCTTGTAAAGGTGATTCTACATCTTTATTAATTAGAATGCTTCCATTTCTATCAGCTTTTCCTAATACACCTTCTTCTAACGGCACATGATAAACAGGTGGGTTAGTAAGAGAATATGGTGGGTTAGTAAGTTTAAATGCCATTATTTTTTTGGAAACATTTTATTTAAAAAAGTTTTTCGGCCTTCACAGCCACAGGGTACGTTAAGACCCTGTGATACTGCGTCAACCATTTTTTTGATACCAGTAGCTTTAGTAAACTTTTCTATGTCGTCTCCTAAACCTCTAGATTTCATTAGCTTATTACTATAGCTGAAATACTAATTCCTGAAGGATTTTGTACTTTAGCTTTTACACCTCCTGGGTTAGCAGTTAATGCATAATTAATTGCGTCTCTCATTGAAGGAGTTGTTCCTGTAGATGTGTGTGTAATTGTAATTAAGTCAGCAGCAGCTGGACCAGCATTTAAAAAAACTTTAGTTGAAGTTGCTGAATCTGCTTCTACATAAACAACGTTTTCTGCGTTAAGAACTAATTCTCCACTGTCTAAACCAGCAGCAGATGAATTAAATGAAATGTACTTTGCCATAATTTTTGATTTTTGATTTTTGTTAATGATTGTTGTGAATGTTTATATGGTGAGTTTTATACAGACTCTACTGTTGTAATGAATTATAATTTTTTATAACTTTATCTCTTCTACCTGGTTGTTTAATTATTACTTCACCAGACTTGCCACTTTTATAGTGAACTGTAGCTTTACCTTTTTCTACTTTTTTAAAAGCTCTTTTTTCAGATATTTTCCCTTTTTTCTTATTTACAGGACTTACTGGAACACCAGCTACATTAGTTATTGTTTCACCTGGTTCAGCTAAATGTTTTTGATATTTTCTTGCAGCTGCATTTGCTTTTCTTTGAGTAGATTTTGGTGTAAGCCATGAATTTCTTGCGTTTTCATAAACTTTTGTAGCTTTTCTATTAAAAGCTTTTTCTTTTCTTTTTTTCTTTTTATCATTTAATTCAGGACCAGTTGAATGATGGCTTTTACTCCAGTTCCAGCTACCATGAGCATCATCAAATAATGCTTCAGCATGACCTTTGTGACCTTCAGCCATTTGTTTTCTACCTCTTTTGACATCTTCTTCTTCCCAAGAATTTACTTTTACATTTTTATCTAAAGGTCCACGCATAGACGCACCCATTGAATATGGTTTACCCATTTTAAATAAAGGCATATCTTCTATGTCTTTATCATGTGGAGTTTTTCCTTTAGACAAGTTCACGCCTCCACCGACAGAACCTGAATGATGTTTGTATTTTCCCATTTTTATTTATCTATTTTTAGCCATTTTTTTAAATGTCTTGGCTAGGTTATATCTTTTACTTCCTGGGGGGCAACTAGCGCTCCCAAATTTATCTCCTGTACATACTCCTTCAGTTCCTCTTTTCTTTATACTTGCTGTAGCTTCTTGAATCCAATTTTTTTTATTTAAAGGCCCCGAAAACCCACCAATTTTATCTGTAGCAGTTTTAA